TAGTGCGTCTACTGGCTGGGTTTTTGTATTTCCTGTTAAAAATTCAGAACCAATATATTTGCCAATAGCTTCACTTTGTTCTATTTTTTCAAGAATACCTTTTCCAAGTTTTGGCCAAAATCCGGGATCTTTTTTTTCTACTGCAGGACCAAATTCTTTTCCTGCCACGGGTAAACCGGTTGTTAAATCTGGAGCAAATTGATCTTGAACTACTTCTGTAGCGCTTTCTGGTCTTATCTTTTCATTGTGTTGTACTGCTGCATCTGCTATTTTTTGATTTCTTTTTAATTCTGCACCTTTTGCAATAGAATCATACAAAGAGCTGTAATCTGTTCTTCTTTTAAGAAAATCAATTTGTTTTCTTTTTGTTTTATCTCTTAAACTATTTTGTGGTTTATACCTTTCTAGCATTACTAAACTACATTAGCTCCTATTGTACTAGCATTCCTGTTCATATCACCCGGTTGTCTTGAAAGGCCCTCAAGAACGGCACCTTCTGCTGAGGTTCCCTGCCTTGCTTGATTTCCAAGATATATTTGCAGCGCTGTTGGATTTTCAGTTTCAAGCTGTGCTAATCTTGCTGCAGTTAACGGAATACCATTTTCCAATGAATTAAGAACATCGTCAGGTACTCTTCCTATTAAAGAATCTAAATAGTTTTGCGCTAATGGTTGTGCTTGCATTTCGCTGCCAGTACCTAAAGTTTGCTGCACTGCAGGCATAATTTCTCTTACACCATCGAATGCGCCAAGTCTAGATAATAAACCTTCTACATTTGCTGTTCCACCTAAAGCTGCTACTGTGCCCGGCTGAAAAAATCCTGATATAGATTGTATTAAGTTTGGTCTTGCACCAATCCTTTGTTTTTCTAATTCCAGTTCTGTAAACTCAAGTGCAGATAATCCTTGTCTTTCAAGAGATAATCTTTGTTCTGCAGTTAAATTAAAAGGATTTGCTCTTATATTTTCTATTTCTTTTTGATCTACTGCAGTTAACCCAAAAGGATTTGATTGAATTTCTTGTACTGCTAACTGATTTTTTTGATTTTGAGCTTCTCTTGCCATTAACAAAGCATTGCCAACATATTCATTGTAAAAATCAAGAAGTATTTCGCCTGCAGGATCAATAACTGGAACTTCTTGAGTTATTGTTGGACTAACATCATCTGGTATAGGTGCTCCACTTGCTATTAATGCTAAATAAGCTGGATTTTCTACTTGCTGAGGAACCATTCTAGTAAGTTGTTGCAATAATTCACCCGGAAACTCAGGTAAATATGGGCTTCCGTTTTCATTAAACTTTAGAGGTTGAGATACTTGTTTAAAGAATTTGTTTAAGAATACTGTGTCACCACCTGCAGATTCTATTGCACCTTTACCTGAGCTATAAGCATCTGTTAAGGCCTCTGAGGTCTGTACACCAATACCAGTGTTTAAACCATCTATTTGACTTTCAAGGCTAGCCAGTTTTGGGTTATCAAAAAAAGCAGCAGAGTTACCATCTTTACCTGTTTCTACTCCATCCTCTAATGATTCTTCGGTGCTACCTGTATTAGGATCTTTTATGTCGTCAATAATGTTCTTAAGTATAGGTGTGCCTGCATTTCTTTGGATTTCTTTATATGTCCCAGAATCTTTTATAAATTCTAAAACATCACCAATACTACTACCTTCATCACCTAAACTCTCTCCGGGTTCAGGATTATATGTTACTCTTCCGGCTTCATCTGAAATTGTAACTGTTGGACCTCCCTCAAATCCGGGCCTATTTGTATAAAGACCATCAAGCCCTTCAAAGCCCTGACCTCTTCCAAAACTTGCTCCTTGAGTTGGCACTGGTGGTGGATTTACAATATTACTTAATGCTGAAGCGCCACTTTGAATGCCTGAACCAATATTACTTGCGAAGTTTCCTATGGCATCAGCACCCATCATTGCACCACCAGCTATCATTTCTAAAGAATTTGGGCCCGGTGGGTTTGTTATTGTTCCTGTTCCTCTACCTGTTGCCATATTACTAATTCCTGCAGCATCGAAGTTTGGAGCTGTTCCACCTACAACTGTTTGACCACCTATATCAACCTGTCTATTTTCAGGTAAAACTTCTTGAGTCCTATTTGCTACAATATTTTGTAGAACATCAGGGTTTGGTTCAAATGTGCCCTGAGGTATAAAAGATTGCTGTTGTTCAAGCAAACCACTACTAACTGCAGAAGGACTTGTGCCCGGCGTTAGCATACTCTGGTTCTGTCTTTTTTTTCTTGCTGCCTCTTGCTCAGGAGTTTCTCCTGTGCCGTAATTAAACATTGTCATTGTTGGAATCCTCTAAGTAGTTTTTCTAATGCTTCCTCTTTATTTTGAGGAGACTTGCCTTTTGGCTCTATAGGAGCAGACATATTTTTGTACTGATCTCCTACAACACCTAAAAATCTTGACATTAGGTCATCTGTTTCTTTAAATGCGTTATCTATAAAGCCATCTTTAGCCATATTATGCTCCTAAGCCGGGACTTATATCTCTTCCCGGTACTCTTCTGTTTCCAGTTCTAGTTGGAGAAGAAATCTGTCTTGCAACAAGATTCTGCTCTTCCATACTTCCCGGAATTACAGGTCTAGTATTAGTTTGCACTCTCTGCCTTTCAGATGCAAGCGTTCTAGGTGGTTGATTTGCTGAACTAAAATTTCCAGCATTTGGTAATTGTTGTGCGCCTTGTGTATTTATAATATTTGATGCTATTTCTTCAGCTTGCTGTGTAGAAGTTTGCCCGGCGCTTGCAGATTCTATTATCTGGGCAAGTAGAGGGACTCGTCTAGCAGCTTCACCTTGTAAGACTTGCTGCACCTGCTCTGATTTCAAGAACTGTTCTGCAAGCAACCGAGTTCTAACATCCAAAGCGTTTGACACTCCAGCTTTTCTTAAAGAAGTGTCATGATCTACGAATCCTGCTCTCCATAGATTTGACCATAAATTTAATTTTCTTTCCTGTTCTTCTGGTGAAGTTGGAGTAAGTTGCACCATGTTTACAGTGTGACTTCTAATATCATTTGGTCTAATTACTGCATCAAGTGCTCCTGCTTCTGTTTTGCCAAACACAGTAACCTTGTCTTGTATAACATTTTCAACAATATGTAGAACTATAGAGTTTCTGTTTTGCAAACCTCTTTGCGATGCTTCGACATAAGGACCAAAGTTTAAAGCTGCTATTCCTGCAAGAACTGCAGTATGATAACCACTTGCTGCTCCAGTAGGTCTTTCACCTCTTACAACTGCAGGTGCTGTGTTAGATTCAATAGCTCTACTCATCATGCTTTGTGCAACTTGTATTGCTGCTGGTGGTTCAGCTACCTTTGATGCCTCAACAGTTACGTTCTGTGGCATAAAGTTCTTAGCACCCGGTGTTTCTTCATATCCATCCATAACCTGTTCGGTTATTCCCGGAGGACCTCTGAAATCTCTAGTTGGCCATGCAGAGTTAGCTACAATGTCCATGTATTGTGATGCTAATCTTGATTCTGCCCTAAGCATATCAAAGTTTCCGTGAAGGATTCCTCTGTATAAATGTTCAGGCTCTGCATCTTCAGTCATTAAACCAGTGTGTGGCCAATATTGTGTAAATGGTAATGTTTTATATCCGTGTCGCCTTGGCTCAAGAGCAAATCTTCCATCTGCTAAATATGCTACTTGTGATTGAGACCAGTATTCTACAAACTCTACTCTTCCTGTATTTGGCCCTTCCCAACTTGGAAAATGAGCTGATACCCAGTCTGCATCTACTTCATAGTAATGGATTATCCATCTTGGATTCTGTCCATTGTTTAAATCCCATACGCAAGTTTTAGGATTGATTGGTGTGGAAGTCATTGGAAAGTTAAGGTTTCTGTTTTCTAAAACATCTTTTACTTTCTCTTTATAGTCCGAATCGTCTTCACCTTCTCTTGGTGGCTCAGGAAACTCTTGCCACCTATTAGCAGCAAATTCTGTTTTCTCCCAGCAAACACCATATAATGCCATCTGTTTTGCAACTTCTCTTCTAGTTGGAGAGAACTGCTCTAGCATATGGTTAGCTCCTTTTAAAAACTTTTCAATAAGTTCGGCTCTAGCTTGTCCTCTTGAACCGGGAGCAGGCACTGATATATCTAAAAACTGTGGAGTAACGTGTGCAACAAGAGAGTTAATAACAGACTGACTTGTTCCTAATCTAACTAGAGAACCAGTTTCCGGAACATCAAAGTCAAACTCACCTAAGTAAAATTCTTCTGCCTCAGAACAATTGTCGTAAAATTCTCTAAACTTAGTTTTACCTTGGTTTAGCTTATCTTCAATTAGTTCCTGACTAACTAAAGGTTCGTCTATAGGATTAGAACTTTCTCTTTTGATCTCCTCTTCAGGATCAGCAGACATTGATTGTTGTCCTTGATATGAAACCATAACCTTCTGTTTACCTCTTATTTACTTTTGACAATAAGGTCTCCAGCTTCTGACTCAATGTCCATTGCTTCTTTCCTTTCTTGCCTCCATCGTTTTAATCGTGATGACTTCTTGGAATAGTTTGGATTCATTGGTGTGATACCTGATTTAGATACGGGAAAAAACTTTTGCTCACCCATTTCCAAAGCAGGATCGCAGGCCATTAAAGCCAAACATTCTGCATCCACCCAGTCATCATGCCTTCCAGACACAGTATAAAACGTGTGTCCTCTGTTTGCTGTTTCCCTGTGAGCAATGTCTTCTAACTGACTTATTAGTTTACTCCAACTTTGTGGAAATGCAACAGTCTCCTTTTCAAGTGAGATTGCATAATCTAAAAACAACTGGTATTTT